GCAGGACGGTACTAATAGAGTCCGAGAATCATATTGGCGGTATAACTGTCACAAAGGACGGCGTAACTGTCGCTAGGTCTATCAATCTGTACGATCCCACTGAAAATTTAGCTGTAATGATGATGCGACAGGCAGCTGATCGCACTGCTGTTGTTGCTGGAGACGGAACCACAACGGCAATTGTGTTGGCAGAGTCTATAATTGACAACGCTGACAATATTATCGACAGTGCCGACAATATTACGGAGGTGATACGTGAGATATCTGAGATAACGACTAAAATTTGCTCAAGGTTGAGCAAGATGTCCAAGAAATTAAGTGGAAAGAAGCTACTTGACGTTGCCACCATCTCTGCGAATAACGACAGGGAGGTTGGCAAGATGATTGCTGACACATTTGGCAAGGTTAACGTTGTTACTGTTGAGAACAGTCAGACTCCAAGCACACACGTAGAGATAATCAGTGGAATGAAGATCGACAGGGGGTTCTCTTCTAAGTACTTCATCACTGATCAAAAGAAGCAGGAGTGTGTACTTGACAATCCGTATGTATTGATCACGGACCACGAGATATCCAACATACTAAACATAGAGAAAGTTATCGCTCACGTGATATCATCAAATAAGTCGTTACTAATTATAGGTCAGCTTAGTGCATCTGCACTAAACACGTTAAACTTGAACGTTGCACAGGGCAAGATAAAGGCATGTAACATAATCCCACCATCATTTGGATACAGGAGCAAGGACCTGTTGTTTGACTTATCTGTCTCGTTGGGAGGAACATACTTCTCTGAGGACACTGGTGACGATCTATCTGTTATTGAGGTCGAGGATCTTGGTCGTGCTTCTAGGGTTATTGTCAACAAGGACATGACCTTATTTATGCCGTTACCAGCTATGACTGATGCAATAGACAAGAACATTCAGGTGTTAAAGGAGTCAATTGCTGAGACTACAGACGTTAACGAGGTAAACTTTATAAACGAGAGAATCGCAAACATGTCTGGTGGAATTGGTATCATATATGTTGGTGCACTAAGCGACATTGAGCAAAAAGAAAAGAAGGACCGTATTGACGATGCGGTGTGTGCTGTAAAGGCTGCACTAGAGGACGGGATACTTCCTGGAGGAGGTGTTGCATTGATAGATGCGTTTGACCTTGAGTTTCCAGATGTAAGTACTACGGCTGAAAAGATAATGTTAAACGCTGTTGCGTCTCCATTCAAGCAGATCGTATTAAACTCTGGCAAGAATCCTGAATTAATTTTGGAAGAAATGCCAATCGGTAGGAACTTTGGGTATGACGTGAAGAACGAGTGCTACGGTGACATGATCGGTATGGGTATTATTGATCCAACTAAGGTTACAAGAAATGCGTTGATGAATGCTGTGTCTGTTGCAACCACAATAATGAGTACTGACGCAATAATAACAAATATAAGAGACTATGAAGGTTCTAAATAGATTTATATTAATAGAGAGGGTATTCGAGCAGAGAGAGTCCAAGAGTGGATTAATACTCAGCGGTGACGACTCAAAGGACATGCGTTACCACAAGGCAACAGTCATAGAGACTGGTGTTAATATAGATGGGATATCTAGTGGTGACGTTATACTATTTGACAAGGTATCTGGTCACGATGTGCTTATAGGCGACCAAAGGATGTCGGTGATTCAGGAGAAGGACGTTGTTTGCGTTCTTTAAGTTTATTGTTAAATCTTTTGACGGCTATAGCCACTGTTTTTTGTGAAAAGGTGGCTGTCTGATTATAGATCCGTAGGTTTGTCTCAGGGAACATGTCTATACCGAGCAGCTTTTTATGCATCCCAGACACCATCTTTTTAGCCATTGGGGAAAGCTCGAATAGTTCAGCCTCACCAAATCCCTTTGTCCTCCACTTTGATATGAATCCATATCTATACAGTCTGTTGAATCTGTCCTTGTCCCATGGCATGAAGTTGGCGTACTCTCTAAATGTCGTTCTGTTAAATAGGTGCTCACCATATAGGTAGAGTATCATCTCAAGGTCGTTGACTTTTTTTATGTCGTACTCGTACATTGTAAACTTACGAACCAGGCCCCAATTCTTAAGGAAGTCATGCTTAACCTCTGACCTAACTACGATTTCTTTTTTTTGTTTTCTTATTCTTCTTTGAATCATTTTGATTATATTTGCATTATAATATCAAAGATAATAAAAAAATGAGAAAAAACGGAGAGTCAAAAGGATTTTCTCAAGAAGAGAAAGATGCAATGCCAATAAAGAATGCGGCTATTGATAAATTAAATTCTCTTCTTAGGCAACAAAAAATAGAGTCAGGCTACAAAAAAGTAAATGACGATGAGTTAATGAATCCATATGCAGAAGGATTATCAGGAAGAGCAGTGAACCTTGAGAACCGTATAATTAACTTAGAAGAAAAAGACAATATGCCAATGAAGAATTCGGCTATTGATATATTTAACAAGAAGCGTTACGGTATTTCTAGAGAATTTGACGGACAGGAGATACCTGGTACACTAACTGTTAGACCTACTATTTCTGGTGGTACTGTTGAGACTGAGAGGTTTAATATGCCTGGAGGCGGAACAAGTATGTCAAGAACTAGAATGAACGATAAGGGGCAACCTGTTAGAAGAGTTGTAAAAGATAAAAAAATCAATAAAAAGTGAAAGACCCTCGATTAGAGCGAGCTGGAGTCGAAGGTTTTAATAAGCCTAAGAAAACGCCAAGTCACCCTACCAAGAGCCATATCGTGGTTGCTAAGTCGGGTGATCAGGTAAAGCTCATTCGTTTTGGTCAGCAGGGAGTAAAGACTAATCAGACGGCTGGTCAGCGTGAGGCGTTTAAGAGCCGTCATGCAAAGAATATTGCTAAGGGCAATATGAGTGCTGCATATTGGGCAGACAAGGTTAAGTGGTCACCAAGTGACACAAAGAGCCCTAGCAAAAAATGGATTAAGGGATGATAAACATAGTTGATAATTTCTTAGATGATTTAACGTATATATCAACTTACAATAAGTTATTAGATAATGATTTTGAGGAGGTAGTTGTTGGAGACAAAAGTTTTTGGGTACAGTTTAGCACTCCAGAGTTTGACAAGACTGTCCTTGACAAAGTTAGTTCGATAGAGGGTGTAGAAAGAAAGTCTGTACTCAGTTTTTTTAGGGTGGCTACAGATGAGTTAGACACCGACTGGAGAATCCACGCTGACTCTATAATAAATGGTGAGAGACCAACCAGGGCACTTGTTTTAAATATTTCACAAAGCAAAATGACTGGACTACACGGCACCGCATTTTGGAGCCACAGAGAGTATGGTGATAGCCTACACGATGGGGTATCGTTTGAAGATTTTGACGGAATGCTTTTAAATGACTCAAATGATTTGTCTAAGTGGGAATTACAGTCTGTAGTTGGTTATAAGATTAATAGGGCAGTGTGCTATCCATGTAATTACTTCCACAGCAAGTACCCGAATGTCGGATGGGCAGATGGAAGAATGGTTTATGTAATGTTTTATAAATAAATAATATATGTTAATACTAAAAAACAAGGGGCTTGGTGACACGATTGCCTCAATAACGAAGGCGACTGGTCTAGACAAGCTAGTCGGGGAAGACTGTGGCTGTAAGCAGCGACAGGAAATGTTAAATAATCCAGATTTACTAATAAACAAAATATTTTATGGGACAAAGCAAAACATCGAAGTACTACGAGAAGAACCCGAAGGCAGCGGAGAAGCATAGGGAGTACCAGAGAGAACTAAACAAGAAGGAAGAGCAGATTAAGTACCGATCAGAACACGTGAAGGAACGTAGGAAGCTTGGTATTGACGGCAAGGGCGGCCCTGATGTAAGTAAGAAAAAAAATGGTACCTTTGTAAAGGAAAGCCCATCGATAAACAGAGCTCGAAATGGGGCAAATGGAAAAAGTACTAAAAAATAAATAGACATGGCAAATTTAAAATTACAAACTAGTGTAGCAGCGGCTGTTATAAAAAGCGATACTGTTAACATACCATTCCCTGGAGACAATACTGCATCACCAAATACATCAGCGTGGCCTTGTGTCCTTTATGTAGGTGGGGCGGGAAATTTAACCGTTCTTACTGCTGGTGGTAGTACTGTTACATTGGTTGGAGTTGCGGCAGGAACTTTTATTCCTATTCAGGTTGTTAGAGTTTTTACAAGCACAACAGCTACAAATATTTTAGCTCTTTGGTAAGTAATGCAAATAAGTATAGGCATATCTGTAAGGGGAGCACGAACATCAGGTACATCAGGTGCACCTGTAAATTCGTCACCACCTGTAATTAGTGGTACAACTACACTTGGTAGTACACTTACTTCAACAACAGGAACGTGGAGTAATTCACCAAGCAGTTTTGCATATCAATGGATAAGCGGTGTTATTAACGTAGGCACTAACGCTAATACATATGATTTAGTTTTTGCAGATTCAGGTGCAGATATAATTTGTGTGGTTACCGCTACTAATGCATCAGGCTCAACACCTGCTACAAGTAACATAATAACAGCAGATTACTATGGAGATTTCAGAGTAACTGAGGATGATAATCAAATAATAACAGAAAATAACGACAAAAGAATAATACAATAAATTATGGCAAATATAAAAATTAGTCAGTTAATATCAAAAGGGGAATCTTTAGCACCTGATGACTTATTAGAAATTTCTAAGAGCCTTGGTGGTGGTCTCTATGAAACAAGGTCAGTTACAGGTGCAAATATTTTATCTTCAAAGCAGGATCAATTATTAAGTGGTATTAACATAAAAACAGTTGAAGGGCAAAACATATTAGGGTCTGGTAATATTGAGATTACTAAAACTGATATTGGACTTGCTAATGTAGATAATACAAGTGATGCGAGTAAGCCAATATCAACAGCAACTCAAGCTGCATTAAATGCCAAACAAAATACAATTACTAATTCAGATAGTATTACTCAAGGTTCTACTAATTTATTTTTAACCACAGCAGAGAGAACAAAATTAACAAATACAAGTGGAACTAATACAGGTGACCAAACTAATATAGCGGGCAACGCTGCAACAGTAACCACCAATGCTAATTTAACAGGTGTAGTTACAAGTACAGGTAATGCAACAACAATAGCTAATGGAGCTATCTCTAATGCAATGTTAGCTAATGGAGCTGTAGCGAATCTATCAGGCACTAACACAGGTGACAATGCTACTAATAGTCAATATAGTGGCTTAGTAAGTAATGCAACTCATACAGGGGATGCTACAGGTAATGTAGGTTTAACTGTTAAGGGTATCAATGGGACTTTATTATCTACACTTGGCACAGGAATATTAAAGAACACAACAGGTACAGGCGTACCTAGTATAGCTGTAGCTGCTGATTTCCCTACACTTAATCAGAATACTACAGGCAACGCTGCAACAGTAACCACCAATGCTAATTTAACAGGTGTAGTTACAAGTACAGGTAATGCAACAACAATAGCAGATAATGCTTTATCAATAGCAAAAACTTCGGGGTTACAAGGAGCAATTGATTTAAAACAAAATTTGTCAAGTAAAAACGCAGCAAACGGGTATGCAGGATTGGATGCTTCTAGCAAGATAAACCCTAGTCAACTTCCATCAATTGCTATAACAGATACTTTTGTAGTAATTGACCAAGCAGCACAACTAGCTTTAACAGCAGAAGTAGGAGATGTTGCAGTACGTACAGATTTAAACAAGTCATTTATCTTAAAAACATCTCCAGCAACTACATTTGCTAATTGGCAAGAACTACTTACTCCAACTGATTCTGTAAGCAGTGTATTTGGTAGGACTGGCGTAGTTACAGCGCAAAATGGTGACTATACTGCATCGCAAGTAGGCGCACCTTCTGGTTCAGGAACTTCAACAGGCACTAACACAGGTGACAATGCTACCAACAGTCAATATAGTGGCTTAGTAAGTAATGCAACTCATACAGGGGATGCTACAGGTAATGTAGGTTTAACTGTTAAGGGTATCAATGGGACTTTATTATCTACACTTGGCACAGGAATATTAAAGAACACAACAGGTACAGGCGTACCTAGTATAGCTGTAGCTGCTGATTTCCCTACCTTAAATCAGAATACTACAGGCACAGCAGCTAATGTTACAGGAATTGTAGCAGTAGCGAATGGTGGTACAGGCACAGCAACACCAAGTTTAGTAGCAGGAACTAATGTAACCATTACAGGTACATTCCCTAATCAGACTATTAACTCTTCAGGTGGTGCAGCAGGTGTAACAGCAGTTACGGCAACAACACCTGTAGTAGCTACAGGAACAACAACACCTGTAATTAGTTTAGCTTCAGGGTATGGAGATACTTTAAATCCTTATGCTTCAAAGACTGCAAAGTATATTCTTGCAGCCCCTAATGGTGCAGCAGGAGTACCAACATTCAGAGCTATGGTAGCATCTGATGTGCCTACACTTAACCAAAACACTACAGGCACAGCAGCTAATGTTACAGGAATTGTAGCAGTAGCGAATGGTGGTACAGGCACAGCAACACCAAGTTTAGTAGCAGGAACGAACATAAGTATTACAGGAACTTTTCCAAATCAAACTATTGCAGCTTCAGGCGCAGCAGGAGCAGTTACACAAATTGTTGCAGGAACAAATGTTACATTATCTCCTGCGGGTGGTACAGGAGTAGTTACAATAAACGCAAGTGGTGGTGGCGGTGGCGGTGGCACAGAGATAGGAGCTTTAATTGGTGGTGGAATAGTAGTAGCAGTATTTAATGAAAGTGGAGTAAATAAAGCACTTGTTGCAAGTTTAACTAATTTATCTGGGGGTTTACCTTGGTCAACAGTAACAAATGCCGCAGTAGGTGCTACAGCTCGAAGTCTTTCAGATGGTCTTACAAATACAAATGCAATTATAGCACAAACAGGAGTTGCTGCTAATACAAATTACGCAGCAGGAATTGCAAGACTTTTTGCAGCGGGTGGTTTTAATGATTGGTATTTGCCATCAATTTGGGAGTTAAATATGTGTTATAATTCAGGAACTGTTATTAATAGAGTTTTAGGTAGCAATAATGGTTTTAATACTTCCACTACAGCATGGTATTGGAGTTCTACAGAAGGAACTGCCTTTGATGGAAAAATAAAGTTTTTTGAAACTGATACCATGGGCAACTTCAGTAAAAACAGCAACATCTGGGTACGAGCTGTAAGAATACATACTATATAAATAAATAAAAATGAAAGTACAAATAGGATATTATAACGAACAAGGGCTATACATTGAAGAACTTGTAGATGTTATTGAAAAAACAAACGAAGAATTAATTGCTCAAAAAGAAGCACAGCTCTTAGCTTTGTATGATGAGTTAAAAGCACTTAAAGGAGACTAAATGAAGTACTTAATTATATTACTTGTACTATTGTCTTCATGCTCCTTAGAAAAAAGGCTGGCGAAGTATTGCCCACTGTGTGTGCAAAAAGATAGTACAGTAACTATAATACAGCTTAAGGATACAACCATAACAATCCCAGGTGAAACAATAACGCTACTAGACACACTTTATTGTGACTCATTAGGAAATGTTATATCTCAACTAAACGGAGACCTTAGAGACAAGGACGGTAAACTAATAAGTCTACAGACAAAACTACAAGACAACATATACACATCTAAGGCTAAAGTCCAGACGATATATAGGACTATTAAGGGCAATGATGTGTACCACACTAAGGTGGTAACTAAAACATTAAAACCAGAGAAGATAAAGTACATACCATGGTGGGTTAATTTCTTTGCTGTACTAGGGGTAATACTATTTATATATATATTATATAGATTGATTAAATTATATTTACTTAAAAGTTTTTAACGGTGCAAATAAGTATAGGTATATCTGTAAAGGGATCACGAACATCAGCTCCATTAGGTGCATCATTCACTAGCACATGGACTACTACAGGACTGAGTGAAACTATTGAATTACCTTATTTGAGTACAGGTAGTACTTACTCAGGAACAATAGATTGGGGGGATGGTAATACATCAGTTAATAGTTACACTAACAGGACACATACTTATGCAACAGCAGGAACTTATACAGTTATAATTACAGGGGACTGCACAGGTTGGGATTTTGGTGTTTATGAGGGCTCAATTTTTATCACTTCGGTAGTAAATTGGGGACAGCTTCAGTTAGGTACTGCAAACGCAGGTTATAATTTTTATAATTGCCCTAACTTAGATTTATCTTCAGTACAAGGCACTTTAAATTTAACAGGGGTAACTAATTTTAAAGGCTTGTTTTATAGCTGTTATACTTTAACTACAATCAATAACATAAATTCTTGGGATACTTCAGCAGTTACTGATATGGGTAGCATGTTTGCTAGTTGCTCATCATTCAATCAACCATTATCATTTAACACAGCAGCAGTTACTGATATGAGTAGCATGTTTGTTTTTTGCTCATCATTCAATCAACCATTATCATTTAACACAGCAGAAGTTACTGATATGAGTGGCATGTTTTATGAAGCAATTACATTCAATAAAAACATAGGTTCTTGGGATGTAGCGAATGTCACAAACTTCCTTAACTTTATGGACGGTATAACATTTGAAACATTCTCTCCCACTAATTTAGATGCTATCTATAATGGATGGAGTACAAGTGGAGTTAAACCAAATATAAATATAAGTTTTGGTAGTGCAAGATTTACAAATGCGGGTGGATTAGTAGGAAAAAATATATTATTAGGTGCACCAAATAATTGGACAATAGCAGACGGAGGAGGAGTATGAGACATTTCATAGTTTACAACAATGACAAAGTAATATTCCATTATGGAATATTATTAGAAGACCAATTCTTGGAAACAGGACTTGAAGAAACATTTATAACTGAAGATAAGCAGGATTTTATTGATAAGTTAAAGAATGATTTTAATATTGATTATACGGAAGAACTAATATGAGAACACAACTATCTTTATTAATAATGTCTGTCCAATCACAACTATTGACACTTATATCTATATGCCTTGCATTTTTTATACCAATATCTGGTATACTGCTAATGATTGGAGTACTTATTATTTTTGATACTGTTGCAGGTATATGGAAGGCCAAGAAGATAGGAGAGAAGATTACATCTAGAAGACTATCTGCCATCATTAGTAAGTTGGCCTTATACGAATTAACGGTAATAATGTTTTTTCTTATTGATAGATTTATTCTCAATGATATCATACTCACTTTTTTCAGTGTACCATTTATGTTGACAAAGGTGGTTGCACTAGTTTTATCCAGCATCGAGGTGATGTCGATCAATGAGTCATGGAAGCAAGTCCACCAGCTGGACCTATGGCAAAGTGCTAAGTTGCTATTTGCCAGAGCGAAAGAAATAAAGGACGATATAAATAAAATTAAATGATATACACTAGAGAGCAAATAGAGAAAGCTGTAAAGGCTAAAGGATATGTATACTTTTCAGGTGATAAAGACTATGATGTAAATATTGTAGGAGTAAGAAACTCAGAACCAGGTCAAAAGGTAACTAATATCTTTGATGATAAGATGACCCTATCTTATAGAATAGATGGTAAATGGTTTTATCATGAATGGGACAACACAACTGAGCCAGGCAAGAAGGGAGTAATGCAATTCCATAATGCTAAAGGAGTTGCAAGATTAGTTCCAGGACAATATAGAGGAGCTTATGCTGTATCTAAGCACCAAGGAAAGTATGAAGCATTATGTCAAAGATTATCAGATGTGACTGTATGGAGAGATGGTAATAAAGACATGACATTTGATGAGGTTAAAACTGATACTGGAATGTTTGGAATTAACATACACAAGGCAGGGACTGTTTCAAGCTTTGTAGAAAACTGGTCAGAAGGATGTTTGGTATTTAAAAAAACTAAGGACTTTAATGAGTTTATGGCTATAATTAATAAAGCAAAAGCAATACATGGCAATCATTTTACATTAACATTGATTGAATCAAATGACATTTAAAAAAAATATGTAAATTTGTAATAATGAAAAAGCAATTAGAATCTAGTAAAAGAATAGTGCGATTTGTTAGTCGTCCAGGTGTTCATGCTAAGAGCAAGACATCAAAGTTAAAGACATCAAGGAATTATAAAAAAAAATATAAAGGACAAGGGAAATGAAAATAAATAGCTATAACAATTCAACGCCAACAACAAGTACTACATTAATTGGATCAAACAGTACGGGAGAGACATTTAATTTTACCGTTCAATCAGTCTTTGACTTAATATACAGTGGTGTATTAAATGTTAATGCTTCTGTTGTTGCAACAAATTCACTAACATCTGCCACAATTACTAGCACAAACACATACTTTACTGGCACAGTTGCTGGAGCTAGTTTTGCAATAACTTTTCCAGCTGCAAATTCCAACTTAAATGGTATAAAGTACACAGTAATGTCCACATTTGCAAGACCTACTACAACATGGATATCTACTGGTGCTACCTTTGTTGGTGCACCTGCTGCATTAGTAGCAGATACCCCAGTATGTTTTCAGTACAATCATTCTGACCTTAAGTGGTATAGATCATTATAATTAGTATATTTGCATAATAAATTTAATAAAATGAAAAAAATAAAAAAAGAGGAGCTCTCTAAGTTAGTTGAGCTTAACACAAACTTTCGGGAATTAAAGTTCCAATTGGCAGATATTGAGGTTACATTCAATAGACTAAAAAGCCAAAAAATCGCTACACTTTCAAATCTTGAAACAGCAGCCTTTGATCTATCGTCTTATCAGGATGAGATAATTAAGGAGTATGGAGACATTAAAGTAAATCTACAGACAGGTGAATATAATTAGAAAAGTGTCTATTGGCCCTGACTACATGAAGTGCATGCACTATATGTTAGGGCAAGAAGTTCTTGATAGAGCTTGGGTAATAGATTCCATACTAAAGGATGACTCTGGATCAATATCTATATGGATAATCAAATCTGGAGAAATAATTAAGTGGAAAACTTTTTCTAGTAACGTTCCAACATCAATAGAGTTTAAAATAGATTTTTAATGAAGTCACCATACTGTTTTATCATCAAGCCAGTTGATGGAAAGCGGTACGATAATATAAGAACTTACGGAGGTAAGCCATTTGTCATAAGCTCATCACAGGAGGACCACAAATCTACAAATAGGTTTGCTGAGGTAATATGCACACCAATGTACTACACTGGACCAATAATGCCAGGAGACATAGTCGTTGTTCATCACAACACATTTAAGTTTTACTACGACATGAAGGGTAGACAAAAGAGTAGTTGGAACTACTTGTTTGACGACTTCTTTATTGTTCAGGACGATCAACTGTACCTTTACAAGTCAGGTGAATCTGATTGGATGGCACCGTCACCATTTTGTTTTGTGAAGCCAATCCCATCAGAGGATAAGGTGTTCTCGTCTTTGGGTAGTCTTGAGGAATTATGGGGTGAACTAATCTTTACCAATAATGAATTAGAGGGCGTATCGGTTGGTGATGTAGTTTCATTTACTCCAGACAGCGAGTATGAGTTTAAGATAAACGGTGATTTAGTTTACAGAATGTACAACAGGAACATATGTCTAAAAAAATAGAGATACTTGAGGCTGGTAAGAAGGCTATTGACGAGCTTATTAAGGTTCTGATGGAGCCAATCATTACTCATGCTGAGGACGACCTTACAGCTGATAAATTGAAAAATGCAGCATCTGCTAAAAAGTTAGCCTTTGATGATGCACTATCTATGCTACATAAGATTGAGGAGGAGGAGAATAAAGATAAAAATGTAGACATCGTTAAGATTGATCATGGAAGGCAAGGATTTGCCGAAGGAAGAGCTAAGAATGGAAAATAACTTATACAGGGTTGTTTTAGATCAAGTTCCTAAAAGTGTTGTAACTACAAGGAATAAAAAGAAAGCATGGTCTTACGGATACAGCAGTGACTATGACTTTGTTGTAGTATCTAAGGATGGCACTATAGGTGAGATATACGAAATAGGGGGTTTAAAGGTTGCACTCCCAAGCACTCCAATCAAGGTAGACAACTTTAACAATGTTTGGACTCCAAAAGAATACCCTGAAGAACTACAAAAAATAAAAACTATTTTTGATTGGAATAGGAGGGACAATATTTTTAAGTCACGGTATATAGACTTAGTCGAGGGTGAGTTTGACAAGAGGGAGTATGGGTATTGGTTTATGAATAATAACACCCCTACCTACGTAACTGGTAGTCATTACATGTACTTACAGTGGACAAAGATAGACGTTGGGCTTCCTGATTTTCGTGAGTCAAACAGGATATTTTATATTTTCTGGGAGGCTTGCAAGGCTGACGCTAGATCTTTTGGTATGTGTTACCTAAAGAACAGACGTTCTGGATTTTCTTTTATGAGCTCGTCTGAGTCTTGTAGCACTGGTACTATAGTGCGTGACTCTAGAATTGGTATACTATCTAAGACAGGTTCTGACGCAAAAAAAATGTTTACTGATAAGGTTGTTCCGATAATACGTAACTACCCATTCTTCTTCAAGCCTATTCAAGACGGTATGGACAATCCAAAGACCGAGCTTGCGTTTAGGGTTCCAGCCTCAAAGATTACAAGAAGGAACATGGACGATGAAAAGACTGAAGAGATTGA